ATATTAGATAGAAACATGAGAGTTATAAAATCTGTATCGACTGATATGGACAATGGCTTTTGGATTGATGACACTGGTAGTAACGGACAAAAGATAACACTTTCGTCTGGCTGTGTCGTTGGATCGTATAACTTCTCTATAGATGCGTATTTGAAAGATTCTATTTACTTTCAGCCAGGTAACTTCATACTGTTCAAGGATAAGTATGATAAAACCAGATTATATACGATCATATCTGTATCTGGGGATAATGAATTAACTGTCGAATCAGAAGATTGTGGTCTGGATCTGTTGAATAGATTAGTAGGAGCATGGATAAACAAAGACCATGCCTTGAAACTTACTGATGCAATGGATTCAGCACTGTCTAATAGCGGATGGTCGTATCAATTACACAACGATAACAAGTCGGTAAGAGATATGACTATTGACGCTAGGATAGCAAAGTTCTCTTCAACTGAAACGGTACTGAAGCGTCTTCAACGAATATGCACAACATACAACGTTGAAATGGAGTTCGAAAGTATATTCGATGGAACTAAAGTAACTAAACAGATAGTTCATGTAAAGGATAGTATTACGGATAACCAGCATACTATACGTAGATACATGAATGATATCGACATGGCTGCTATATCAAGTAGTAAGACTATCAAGAGTTTATATACAGCTATACTACCTGTTAATGGTGAAATCACGGTTGAGGATATAGTATATGATGATGGGGACTTCTTCACTAAGAATGGCGACCCACACATATACGCTAGAACAGCAAATAAGATATGGTCTAGATTGAGATCTATAAATATTCAAGCAACTGAGACAGATGGTTATATATACTATCAAATGAGTGGTAGTGGGGATAATCCTCAGGCATTGTTTGAAGAAGGGCTTTCTAATCTAAAAGAGAATTCTCATGTACAGTTCTCATATCAAACGAAAGTAGTTGATATGGACTCTAAATTAGGTGACTACATTCAGTTAGTTGACAGTGATAGAGCTGATCCAGTATATTTGACAGCTAGAATTACAGAGGTTATTAATCACTACACGAATCCTTACGAGGACGAATGCACTATCAGCAACTATGCACTACTAACACCAAATGTAGACCGTAGTATTCAGGCGGTTGTAAACGAGGTTAAAAAGGTTATACCCGTTAAGATAAAGGCTGATGCTATAGATTATGCTGTTAGTAATAGCCCTAATGAGCAGCCAGCAGATGATGCTTGGGTGGATATCAACCATCTACCTACTATCGGAGACGGACAATATAAATGGACTAGACGTACTGAGTTCTATTCAGACGGCTCTGAGGTAAAGTCGTACAGTGTTGATAAGGCTCCTAAAACAGTCATACCAAAGATTGTACATACAGAGTACGCTTACCAATTAAGTCAAAATGGAAGTGTTGTACCAGATGGGAAATGGGTTAATGCTCGACCAGATGCAACTACAGAAAAGCCATTTGTATGGACACGAATTTCAGATACATATGACGATGCTGCTTCTACGAAAATAACCAGATACTTAGTTACTAAGGATGGGCAATCTGGAAAAAATGGACGGTCTATTGTAAAACAGACTCATCAATACTATCTATCAACCAGCAACACTTCAATAGAGGGTGGGAAATGGTTGGATGATATCATACCAGTATTGAAAGTATCCACATATATTTGGAAACGTCTATACACCAAATATGATGATAATACAGAAGTGGTTGGTGATCCTGAGATTGATGACTTCCATAACAACCAGTATAACACTATTATAAACTTAGAGAACAAGGTTGTATCTAATAATACTCTATACGAGCAACAATTATCAAAGATTGAGAAGTTGGAGAAAGTCGCTGATGAGTATAATGATATAAGCACGAAAGTCAATACTATAACCCATACATATGAGAATAGTATTAATACTTTCACGAATGAGTTAAATGGTGTTAAGAAGATTACCGGTAAGATAACAAGCTCAGAAGATGGTATTAAAATCGAAAAGCCGGATGATCCATCTGGACTAGCAAATCAGCTTGGTTCTAGAGGTTTCGAAGTTACAAAACCATCTGCTACTGGTAATGCAAGAACAACTGTATTGAAAGCTGACGAATATGGTGTATACGCTAGTTCATTTAAAGCGGTGGACTCGATGTCCTTTGGTGCACATAGAGCTGAGCTGTATATTGTAAATGAGGTAGACGGGGAACTCAATGTTGACGGAACCGGATATTTCTGGATTGGAGATGTGATATAGAATGCCTATAAATAGTTTATGGTTAAATACTAGCTCTGGTGGGTCCTTGCTTCTTAGTGTATCATGGGTTGAAGGAGAATACGACGTTAATACAAATACGTCATCTATAACATTTAACGCCCAGTTACAGAATCCTCATGAATACACAATGTACTCAGGCTATAGTCAAATCAACTTCTATTTAGTAGCTGAGACAAGTAGCTTGGAAAGTGGTTGGGGAAACTGGGTAGTTGGTACTCATTATGTCTCATCTACTCCAGCAAACTTCAATGATATAATATCATGGACATACAATGTTCCTCATAGACCTGACGGATCATTAGGTGTTAACTGTTTCGCTGTGTTTGATCCGAATGGAGCTTCAGCAAGTTATATTCCTGGTATGGGTAGAGTTGACACTGATTGGTCAGTAGCATCCACCATCCCAAGAGCATCGGCAGTTACTAACCATGCTTTCGGTGAAGATTGGACTACTGGATACTCTATTAACTATACCCCACTAGTTGCTTCGTATACACATAAGGTTAGAATCTCTATTCCAAATATTATTGAAATCTACAAAGCTGATAACTATCAAAATGGAAGTGTTATCACGTTGCCAAAAACGTCAATTGATAAGGTTTGGGAGTACACAAAAGACAAGAACGAAGTAACAATAGGAATGGTTCTTGAAACATGGAAAGGAGCCTCTAAGATTGGTGATTCTGCTGAGTTTACTAAGAAGTATAGTATAGTTGACCCAATTGATATGTCCTATACCATTGAAGAGATATCTTCCTTAAAGGATAAAGGTGTTGGGCCTACAGATTTCGTGACACTAATCGGGTCTAAAAAGATATCAGTGACAGCATCATGCGCTCATTCGAAGATATATTTGCATGTCGAATGCGGAGGGTCTATTGCTGATAAGGTCGAGATTGCATCGGGGACTACAAAGACATTTGAGTTCTCAAATTTACAATCAGCAGCGTACAAGATATATGCTACAAATGGACGACCTGGCTATACTAAAACAGCTGTTGATAGTGTTGGTAATCTAATTAACTACTTTAAGCCATCTATCATCTACTCGAAATTGAAACGATTAAATGATACATCAGATCGTGGTCTTTTAGAAATAACTGGTATGATCTGTTCAGATGCTATAGGTACTTATGACACTACGAAATGCAAATATAAGATTACCAAAAGCAACCTAGTTGTTGCCACTGCTAACGGTAATGTAACTAACAATAGGTTTAATATAAGATACCCGATATCAGATGTTCCATATAAGAAATCTTTCTCATTCGTAGTAGAATTAGAAGATGCATTAGGATATACAGCTAGAACCACTTTAAGCTTATCGCCCACTACTCCAGTATTTAGTATGGGTAAAAAGCAGGTTAACATCAACCATATACTGAAACTTGGAGAAGACACCTCACCAGGAGCAATAGCTTATTCAGCATACAATGGTCACAAGATAGGTAAAGTTCTATTGAATCCAGTAACTTATCCATCACAAAGAAACTGGTTTAAAATAGCAGAATTCAAATGGGTTAAAGACGTTGTATATGAATGCAAATGCTCGATTGCATCATCTTGGTCTTGGGATGAGTTTAAGCTAAGAATGTATGATAACAATGGCTCATTGAATCATGCAGCAGGTGGGTCTTATTATTATGGAACTTACCGATATGGTTTGCAAGTAGTGTATTTAAACAACAAGAATATTGAGGTATGGTATCACATAAATGGTGGTATAAATACTGAATGTGTTGTTGATATTGACTATAACCAAAACATATTACCGAATGCAAACCAGATTGATAAGTACGCGTACAATAACGTAAAGGTTCTTGGCGAATTTGACTTCAAATACTTGGATAATGGAAAAAATCTTAATACGTTATCTGGTTATAAGTACTCAGAAGCTTTGTATAACAAACTGCTAATGACGATGCCTGTAGGGACCATTATCATGAATGACAAAGATGGATTCGACCCATTCTATTACTACGGTGGAAAGTGGTCTAAGATCGAAAATAGATTCATATTAGGTTCAGCTTCAAATACACCAAATGCATCAGAAGGTGGTAGTGTAGACTTGAAGATTGAAAGAACCGCATATGAAGCAGCTGGATTCGGTCTATGGACGCCACCAAATGGTTTCGTTGAACGTGGTATTGTAGCTCAGGACTATACTAGAGTACGTGGATATTGGCCACCTTATCATGGTGCAGCAATTTGGAGAAGGGATGCTTAATATGATTAAATTAAAATTAAAAGATGGAACTACTTATGAACTGATATCGTTCATGAATAATGGTTTCCAGTTATATGCCAAACTCGAATATCTAGAAGAGTTATTCGAAAGTTTATCAAGAGACAATATGAAGGGGGCAACTATCATAAATGGCGATTCGGTATCTCATACATATGGGTATATGGACTTAGAATCATGTAATCTAGAATTTGGTGAAACGCTGAAAGCTGGAATCATGTTTACAGAGGTTCCTGATTCAGAAATCGAGTTGGGTAAAGCTAGAGCCAAACAGGATGCTATGCGAAAAGTCTTCTTAATCGGTATGAATCATGCCGATCCTGAAGATGTTGTAGAATGGTGCGAGGAATTAGACGGATGGCATGAAGCTAAATATCCGTATAAGAAAGGCGACCGATTCAAGCATAACGGTAAGCCATACGAAGCTCTTATCGATTTAGTATCAGACCCTGATATTCCACCAGAAAAAAATAAGGCTTTGTATAAAGAGATTACAAAAGAAAACAAACCGGTTTACCCTGAATGGAAGCCTGGAATGACTGGCCAAAAGGGTGAACGTTATATTTATGCAGGAGACATCTGGGAATGTACTTGGGAAAATAACTCAAGAAATCCTGGCGGCTTAGGTTGGAAGAAAGTGTAGGAGGTAAAGTAAAATGAATGCATTTTCACAGTTAGTTATTATTGCAGTATTAGTTGAGGCTATTTGGGAGAACGTTAAACGTGTATACTCAGATAGCAAAGTAGACACAAGTGTAATCGGCTCTTTAGCTGTATCAATCGTGGTTTGTGTATCAACTGGTGCTGACATTTTCCCATTAGTTGGAATGCCACTAGCAGTTCCTTTCTTAGGTTCTGCTCTAACTGGTATTGTTACAGCTCGTGGAGCAAACTTTGTGAATGACCTATTTACTCGTTTAAATGGGCCAAAGAAGGAGGCATAAATGTTAAGAGTAGTTGACGTAGCATCTCATCAGCAGGGAATCGTAACTGGTTCCCTCGACTGTGATGCTGTTATTTGTAAGGCAACAGAGGGCACTGGTTATGTAAATCCATTTTGCGATGAACAATACCAGTCTGCCAAAGCTGCTGGAAAGCTTCTAGGCGTATACCATTACGCAAGTGGAGGAAATCCTGAAGCTGAAGCAGAGTTCTTCATTAATAATGTTCAAGGATATTTACATGAAGCGATTCTTGTATTAGACTGGGAATCAGGAGACAATGCTGCTTGGGGTGACTCAAGTTGGGTTGCTCGTTTCTGTGCACATGTTGTAGCATTAACAGGCATCAACCCTATGATCTATGTACAACGTTCAGCAGCTAATCAGTGTGTTGGGCTTGGTGATTATGGTATTTGGTTAGCAGAATACCCAGATTATGCTCCACGTGGTTGGGGCGATTATGTAGAACCAAACTATTCAGGTGACTATGCAATGCACCAATTCACATCATCCGGTTCTATTGCTGGATATGACGGACCATTGGATTTAAGTTTGTTCTTCGGTGACGAAAACGCTTGGAGAGCTTATGCAGGAGCTTCTGTATCATCAGCACCATCAGTACAGTCAGAACCGGTAGCTCAGCCAGCAACTGAAATTCGTCAAAATGGAAGTCCTGAAGGATCTACTTTAGACTTATTATATCGCACTATGAATGATGAATTTGGAACCGGTGATACTCGTAAGGCAAATCTTGGTAACCGTTATGACGAAGTTCAGAATATCATTGAGCATATTGCAGAAGCTGATACAGACACTTTAGTAGCAGATGTATGGGCTGATAAATACGGCTCTGATGATGTACGTAGAATCATCCTTGGAAGCAGATGGCAAGAAGTACAAGATGCTATTAACGGAGCAGACCAAGCTGTATATCACTTTGTTAACCCAGGTGATAATATTTCATACATTGCCCAATGGTATGGAACAACTGTGGATGATATTCTTAGTCTAAATCCACAGATTGACAACCCTAATCGTATTTATCCTGGCGATAAGATTAGAATTAAGTAGATTAGGAGCCAAATATATGTCGATTAGAGAATTGATAACGTTGTTGGAGTTTAAGGATGGGGTCGGCATTATTGGCTCCATCCTGGTTGTTGGTGCGCTTTTGGTTGAAGTATCACCTATTAAAATAAACCCAATTGGCTCAATATTAAGCTATATTGGTAAGTACATAAACAAAGAAGTTAATGATAAAATCGATGGTCTAAGTGAGACGCTAAACACTCATGTATCAACCTATACTGAGAGATGGCTAAACGACATTCGATGGCAAATATTGTACTTTTCGAATGAATGTGCCAGAGGTATCAACCATACTAGAGAACATTTCAATTTTATCATGAAGAAGTGTGACGCTTACGAGAAATACATCAAGGCTAAAGACTTACCTAATGGGGTAACAGCTGAAGCTATGAGCATTATTAGAAAAGATTTCTCGGAACGTATGCATGACAATTCATTCTTAGTTTAGTTTCAAAATGGAGGAGATTATGTGGACTTATATTATGTCTCTAGACGAGACTACTAGATTTATTATGATGTTTTTACTTCTTATCATATTTGTAATGGCTGCATCAAGAATTATTGAATTGAGAAAGCCAACCAACAATAAAGATGATGGATCTATCTTCATATCGTATGATGAAAATGGCAATAGAACCTGTTACTTATCCATATCACTACCGTTGGATGAGTTGCTAAAACGTGAACACATTACGGTTAAAGTTGATAGCGATAAGTAAGCGCGTATAAAACACGTTCTATAATGAAAGGAGGATATTGAAATGGACAATATCGATGTACTAGAACTTACAAAAGCAGAGTATGCATCACTCTTAGAAGAAATGAAGGAGGAGAGTGGCACAACTAAAGACTATGAACAAATGTCTTTACGAGCTGAAACATTATCCAAGACAATTGCTAATCTTCAAAAGGTTGAACAAAATGTTGAAAAACCAGAGAAGAAGCTTGTGTTTGGACGTTTCGACCCGGATAAATGTTTGTTTGTAGGATGTTATGTTGGAGTAGCTATTCTCGGAATGGTATTCGAGAGTGGTGGGCATATGATGCCAATGAAGTTCTTAGGATTGGTTAAGCCTCAATAGAAACCTTTAAAGATCGCTTGGAAAACAGGCGACCTTTATTTTTACCTAATTCGCGTAATTTACAGGCCCTATAATGAAAGAAAGAGATACTTATAGTATCTTAGAGGAAAAAGAAATGATGAACAAAATGAATGATATGATGTATAAAGTTGTATGGTTTGTGATGGTATCTGTAACAACATTGGTAGTTATGGATGTATTATCATATATCATCGACGTTATGAACATCAGCGATTGGTTCGTTTTATAAACCAGTCGTTTCTTTTTTTTTTTTTCGCAAGTTTTACAGGTCCTATAATGAAAGAAAAGGAGACTTGTATTATGACAAGAAAATATGTTTCTTATGAAAAGAGAAAGGAACAACAGACTTGGAATAAGATTGAAAGAATTGTTTTTGAGATTTCAATGGCACTGTTAGCACTTGCTATTAGCGGGATGTTAGCATGGGCTGGAGTATCAATTATTAGATTTGTTCAATCTTTATTCTAAGGATCTAAACAGATCCTTTCTTTTTTCGCATATCAAACAGGTCCTATAATGAAAGAAAATGTGATCATGGGTAAACTCATGCTTGCTCACTTCGTGGGAAGAATCGTACAACGGTAGTACACTGGAAACAGAGACGTTGGTTCGAAGCCAACAGGTATTTTCTTTTTTCGCCAATAAAACACCTCTTATAATGAAAGAAGGAGGATTTATTATGTTTAATAAATATGAAAAGGCAGCAATTATAGCTACAGTAGTTGGAGCACAAAACATTACTAAGAACTATATCAAGAGTTATTTATGTGGAGATTCTGATATTGCCACATGGACTAGGAATTGTATTAAGAATGGGATAGCTCCAAATATTGTAACTTATTCGCAGTATTATAGGGACAACAAATAAACAGTCCCTTTCTTTTTTACCTCTATTCGCGAGTTTTACAGGGCCTATAATGAAAGAAAGAGATATCATTATATAGATATCTTAGAGGAAAAAGAAATGATGGAATTAGTATATGCTTTATTGACAGTAGTAGCATTTGTAGTAGTTAATGTTATTTGGTATATGAATGGAACAAAGGAATATAACGAATACGTAGCTTCCTGCAATGCAAAGCTGTAATAAGGAGGATCTAAACAGATCCTTTCTTTTTTTCTCGCACGTTTTACAGGCCCTATAATGAAATAAAAGGAGAATTTATATTATGACACTATTTGATTTATGCATTTTAGGAGCATTCACTATCGCTTCAATTTTATTAGGATTTATTGGTATTCGTCAAACGACAATTATCGAGAATCTAGAAAACGAGGTTGAAGATTTAGAAAAGCAACTAGAAGAAGCAACAAAGAAATTAGCAGATCATGAATATGAGAAGAACTGGAAGAAGAACCTCTAAACAGGGGTTCTATCTTTTTCGCCAATAAAACACCTCTTATAATGAAAGAAGGAGGATCTTAATATGATTAAGAAATTATTTGAAAAGATTAAAAGCTTATTTAAAAAGAAGGATTGTTCGGTGATTAGTTTCATATATGTGAAGCCAATTGACAAATATTATGTGATATTTTCAGATGGCGTTATATGGAATGTACCATATGAAAACTATCCGGAATGGGAGAAAGAAGCATTAAAGAATATTTCAGTTGTATTAGAAGATACCATGGATGAGGACTAAACAAGCCCTTATTCTTTTCGCAAGAAAAACAGGTTCTATAATGAAAGAAGGAGGAATCTATATGTTAGAACTATTATTGATTATGGTACTAATAGTATTAGTTAAATCTTTACTAGATGGTAAGAGCCCTAAATAAAACAGGCTCTTATCTTTTTCGCCAATGAAACAGGTTCTATAATGAAAGAAGGAGGAATCTATATGTTGATTGAATTGTTAAAGAGAATTGTACGAGTTATTACATGTATATTAATGTCGCCATTTTACGTGGTTGATTCATTAATACATAAGAAGGAGATAAAGTACAAATCTTACAACAAGATATTACTAAGAGATCTATTCAAAGATAAGAGCAAATAACAGTTGCTCTTTCTTTTCGCGTATAAAGCACGTTCTATAATGAAAGAAAAAGGAGGATTTATTATGATTGAATTAATATTCTTTTTGTTTATTTTAACACTAGGTTTTATTGCGTTACTTGGGCTATTCTATGGAATTGCAAAAGGAATTGTAAAATTAATCTGGAATATCTTAAAATAAACGGAATAGGATCTAAACGGATCCTTTCTTTTTTTCTCGCGTATAAAGCACGCTCTATAATGAAAGAAAAAGGAGGATTTATTATATGTTAAAGATTGATTTAAATAAACCAGTAACTTGGAAGCAAAGTTTAATTTGTAGTGGTATTTCATTAGGAATCACAGTAGTATACTATGGTTTTATATGGTTAGACTACGAATATGACATTGTTGACAACACAAAGGAGTTTGTAGGAAATCGTATTAACGACGTAAAGCGTCTTTTTAAGAAAAGAGGGTAATTGTTAATGAACTTATTATTGATTGTTGTCTTGATTTTATTAATCAAAGCACTATTAGATGATAAGAGCAAATAACAACTGCTCTTTTCTTTTTCGCATATAGAACACCTCCTATAATGAAAGAAGGAGGATTTAATTATGATTTTAACAGCATTAAAAGGTTACATTCATGAATTAGCAGGATATGACAAGAAGAAGGCTAAGGTTATTGGAGTTATCCAAATTAAGAATTTTCAAGATAAGATCTTTTTAGTCTTAGACGACGAGACTATTAGAGAATTCGAATGGGATAAGGATGAGACTTTACCTATTCAAGATCTAGTTAAGCTATATCTGAATAAAAACATGCTTGAAATTGAATTTAAAGAATCTAAAGATAAGGACTAAACAAGTCCTTATTCTTTTCGCAAGAAAAACAGGTTCTATAATGAAAGGAGATAACTATATGAAAAAGTTATTTAAAGAAAAGACAAATAGAAAGGATAAACACAGAATGAAAGATATCTATTGGGATATCAATCAGGATGAGGACATTCAATCTACGTTTGCTGATTTAGATACACTGAACCAAAATATGTTATCACAGAACTTAGAAATCATCAAGTTATTTGAAAACCAAAAATAACTGATGGTTTTCTTTTTTGCTGGTAGGAGGTGAGTATTATTGATAGACGGAGTACCAGTTCCATGCCAAGGGTGCACCGATAGAAAACTAGGATGTCATGGAATATGCGATAAATATAAGAAATTTAAAGAGGAAGT